TCAGGATGTTCAATTATACAATTGATGGAAATGCAATCGAAACATGCGTTGCAATGGTCAATGGCGTTCCTTTTTCGACCGTAAATTCCGCAATGCAAATCAATGCCGGTCTTGATATTATAAATGCGCTATGCGATTATTATGATGTCACCGCACCGATTTTTATTGACAATAGGGAATCCGTCAATACGCTAATTCCAACCAAATCGCAAATCATCAATCTGGTGGTCACAACTGACCCGGAATTGATAGTATCATAAACAATCCAAAATAACATTTATCATGACAACAAAAACAAGAGAGGTCGCAACGACCGACAATCAAACCAACAAAGGTGTAACCGTCTACAATGTTGGCGGCTACGAAATTAAATTATCCAAAGAAATTGTCCGCTATACGCTTTTGCGCGGGCAAGACAATGTGACAGACGATGAAATTGTATCGTTTATCGCACTATGCAAATTCAACAAGCTGAATCCTTTTATCCGCGAATGTTTCCTTGTCAAGTACAAAAACGCACCGGCACAAATGATTGTTAGCAAAGATGCATTCTTCAAGCGCGCCGACACATGTCCGAATTATGACGGATTCGAAGCGGGCATTATCGTTACCGATGGCGATGGTGATGTAATCGAAAAAGACGGTTGCTTTGTTGCACCAAGCGAAACACTTGTGGGCGGCTGGTGCAAGGTACATCGTACCGACCGCACACATCCGACCGTCGCAAAGGTAAATTTGTCAGAATATGACAAAAACCAATCCGTATGGGCAGAAAAGAAGTCCACAATGATAGCCAAGGTCGCAAAGGTACAAGCGTTGCGCGAAGCATTCCCAAATCAATTGTCAACGCTATATACGCAAGATGAATTCGCCGGTGGCAATTTCGAATCGGTTGATGTTCAAATCGAAGCGGAAAAGGCAGAGCGCGCCAATGCCGAAACCATCGGCATAAGTGCCGGTGAAGACATATCGCAATTTGATGCTGAATCAGCCGACATGCCAATATCCGAAAATATACCCGGATTTTAATTAAAACAAACGGTCATGAAATTGCACATCCTCGGTTCATCATCTGCCGGTAACGCATATTTGTTGAATGCTGGCAATGAATTATTGTTGGTAGAATGCGGTGTTCAGTTCAAGGAGGTCGAAAAAGCCGCGAATTTCGCACTTAAAGACATCAAAGGTGTAATTGTGTCACATGAACACGGCGACCACGCCAAATCAATAAAAAAGTGCCAAAAATACCGCATTCCGATTTATGCGTCACTTGGAACGCTGAAAGCATGCGGTGTAACCGGCAATGCGATGAAAGGACTGCAAATATATAAAATTGGCGGTTTCACTGTACGACCTTTCGGGGTCGTACACGATGCCGCCGAGCCGTTTGGATTTTTGATATATCACGCTGATATGGGGTCATTGTTGTTCGCTACCGACACGCCGTATTTGCCATATAAATTTGCCGGCTTGAATCACATCATGATTGAATGCAATTATACTAAATCAATTCTTAATGCAAATGTCAAGTCCGGGCGTATCGGGACAGTTTTACGCAATAGAACAGTTGCATCGCATATGTCGTTGGAAACATGTTTAGAAACGCTTGCGGTCAATGATTTGACGCGGGTATCCAACATTATCTTAATTCATTTGTCAGATGCTAATTCCGACGCTGCCGTGTTCCGCGATGCGGTTGCAAGGCGGACCGCTATTGCCACCACCATAGCAGTGCCCGGCGTTACAATTAACCTATCCAATAAACCTAATTTCTAAGATTATGTGTATATCGTCAATAATTTTTTGGGTTGTCGCAGCGAGCTTGCTGGCAATCCGCGTGTCACACCTCTTTGACATGCGCAACCGCTACCATTTTACGCGGATATATTATACCAAATGCCGCGAAAACCACTGGCAAGTGGAATTGTCCACATTGCCGCCATTCTTCGTTTGGATGTGTTTCGGCGAAGCGTTTTTGATATTATTTTCTGTGGCGGGACTTGCATCAACGCAAATGGTGTTTTTTACCGGAATACTTATTGCCGGCTTTATTCCTTTATATACGAAAGGGTGGTATTATACTCGCGAAATTATCGTCATCATTCTATTGGCGGTAGCTATTGCAAATCGCCTATTCAACTTTGTCACTTTACCAGTTTTAACACAATAATGAAAAGATATTTTTCACATGATTTCGATGCTTGGAGTGACCCTAAAATCCAACAATTGTTGGCTGATTTTGGTGTTGCCGGTTACGGTGCTTACTGGTATATTGTTGAACAATTATATCGAAATGACGGAATTCTGCCATTAACACAATGCAAAGGACTTGCAAATGCAATGCAAATGCAATGCAAAGATGTTGCAAAAATTTTAAGTGACTACAATCTGTTCGAAAATGATGGCGAAAACTTCTGGTCGGACTCAATAAATGCGCGAGTTTCGCGCATGAAAAGGGTGTCGGAAGCGCGTAGGGCATCGGCTATAAGTCGTTGGGACACAAATAGTTCCAATAGCAAAAAAAAGGCGACAAGCAAATGCAATGCAAATGCAATGCAAATGCAGGGTAAATATAAATATAAAGATAATAATAATGAATTATTATTATTAGAGGGGGAAAATGGAAAATCCAATATTGATTATAATGAAATTATAGACCTATGGACTGAGAATTGTCCTAACCTATCCAAGCCGACCAAAATGACCGATATGCGGCGGGAAAAAATTCGCATCCGCCTTTCGGAAATGGGAAAAGACAGAGCGAGCCAGATAGCGACCATCAAAGAAGTATTCGCCAAAATTGGCGCATCTGATTTTTGCAACGGCAAGAATGACCGCGGATGGAAAGCTGATTTCGATTGGATATTAAAAAACGAATCCAACTGGGTCAAGGTAATCGAAGACAAGTATATTAACAAGACCGTCGGCAATGCCGGCGCGTCACAATCAATCAACGAATTATGGCAAGAATAAAAGACAAGGATGTCGCTACTTTAATCAATTATATCAATGAAAATCGGATATTTCCGGCGATAAAGCGTTATCAATATTTGCCGATAGATATGGAATTTGTGTTGTCATATATCAAAACAATAGGTCAATATCGCAACAACAAATTCCGCATTGACTTTCAAAATCAATTTGTTTATGAAAATATTGTCAGCTGGATACATGGCGACCCGCAAATGAAGTGCATGTCGCCTGACCGTCCGTCAGAAATTATATCAGGCAATCTAAACGCCGGCATTTACATTGCCGGCAACACCGGAACCGGCAAATCTTGGTGTCTCGAAATCTTGAATGTATATGCCCAAAGTCGCGGAATTGCAGTCGACATTGCGGGCGACAAGCGAGCTTTATCTTGGGGCGGCGGCATGCGTGCTGATGCAATCATCAATGATTATCAGCATACCGGCGATTATTCCCAGTTCACACGGCAACCAATTCTATGCATTCAGGACTTGGGTGCTGAATCGACGGAAGCCATGTATATGGGAAACCGAATAAATGTCATGCGCGCCATCCTCGAAAATCGTGGCGACCGCGCCGACAAAATCACTCTTATAACTTCTAATTATCCGATGCAGCACGAAAAAACCAAATCAATGTATGGCGACCGCGTTGCGTCGCGATTGCGCGAAATGTGCAATTATTTTGAATTGACCGGCATTGACCGGCGAACACTATAATTATCATGGCAATTGAAATATTAATCAAAGAATATGCGGAAAAGGTGTACCGCATGAGAAATGCGCAAAAAGCGTATTTTACAAACCGCCAATCGCGGAACAAAGAATATGTCCGCTCCTTACTGGTAAGGTCGAAAGACATAGAAAAACAAGTTGATGACATTACCGATGACATCCTTGGACACAAACTTTTTTAACAACCAAAAACATCACACATCATGGAACTTTTTAATGAACCCAAAAATCATGTGCGCGTCTTTTCCGATGTCGCCATGATTGCAACAACCAGCGTTGCAGAACTTTTCGGTATGCGCCATTCTAATGTTATGCGCGCAGTTGAAACATCCAAAAAACACATTGCTGACCAGCCACAAAATTATCAGAAAGCGGAATTCTATAAAAAAGGTCGCTGGATTAATAGGTATTACATCGGCATAGATGTTTTTTCGGTCATAACCAAACGCACGGAGAAAAAAGATATACGCGATAATATCATCTGCAAAATGAACGCCATTAATTACGCACATCAAAAGCGTGTACAAATGCCGTCCGTTAAAGCCCCGGCAATGCCGCTTGAACAAGAAAAAACCGCATCGGCTGGGAACATTGACACCGAAAAAATCATGTCGCGTCTTGCCGCCATAGAAGAAAAATTGGATTTCATAATTTATAATGCCATCAAAGCCGGAGCGCCGAAACCTACTATCCCTAAAACAAAAGAGAAGCCGACAATCAAGGTGTCCAACGAACCGGTATCGGTTGCAGAACTTGCGAAAGTATTGTGTCAGTCGGGAATTAACATCGGTGAAATGCGACTTTTCCGCTGGTTGCGCGACAATCAGTTTTTGTGTGCATACGGTTCAGAATACAACTTGCCGCGTCAGAAGTATATCGTTCAAGGATTGTTCGTAATCAAGACATCGCGAGTTGAATTGCCGACCGGGCAAGTGGTAGAAAAGAATACTACAAGGGTAACCGCCAAGGGGCAAGAATACTTCATTAATAAATTCTTGTACGAATCGGCACATAACCGATAATTTACTTAACTTTGTGTATCATAACAACACACTATGAAAATATTTTATTACGATTTAGAAACGACCGGCACATTGCCGGGTAAGCACGGAATTCACCAAATTTCGGGCATGATTGAAATTGACGGTGTCGTCTGCGAACATTTCGACTTCCATGTTCAGCCGAACCCACGCGCCGTAATTGAGGATGAAGCGTTGAGCATCGCCGGTGTAACCCGCGAACAAATCCTTTCATATCCGCCGATGTACGAGGTATACAAGGTGCTTATTGCCATGCTATCAAAATATGTCGACAAATACAATAAAGCGGACAAATTTTTCCTTTGCGGGTACAACAACGCTGCATTTGACAATCAGTTTTTTCGCGGATTCTTTTTGCAGAATGGCGATAATTATTTCGGTTCTTGGTTTTGGGCTAATACGCTTGATGTTATGGTTCTGGCGACACTTGCGCTTGCCGACCGGCGCGCACAAATGGAAAATTTCAAATTGTCCACCGTTGCCAGCGCAATGGGTGTCGAGGTCAATGCCGGTGAACTACATAATGCCATGTATGACATATATTTGACGAAAGCCATTTTCGATAAAATCCGAACATTGTAGGGCATAACAACTAAAAACGAAGAATAATGACAACTTTTATTGCAATTTTATGCATACTATGCGCCATTGTGGTGCTTGTACTTGCATTTTTTGGACTGTTCGTTGTAGCCGGCTGGTTTTCTGAACGCCGGTACAAAATACCCGAAGATAGTATTTGGTACATAGAAGAAACTATCGAGGATTTGCGCGACTATTACAGAACCGTCAATAACCCTGAAAAACAAATAAACGCACTAAATATTGTTTGGGAACAGATGCAAGTTCTGAAAGGCGAAAATCCGAAAGCAACAACATTATCGTCTTTGTCCAAGACATGCGGAAGCAAGGTGTGCGGCATTCGCAGCGTTTGTAATTTCAAGGTCGGCGACAATTGTCCCATGTATGTACCCAAAAAAGAAACGGACAAGCCATAACGGCATCATTTGATGAAGTGTGGTGCAGATTTATGACCGGCACAACAAAAGCGTGCGTTGAACTTCTTGCGGGGGGCGGACGATTTTTATAGCCACTATTATAGTTATGTAGCCATGACAAGTGCAAGATATTTGGTGATATGGAAAGATGATTCCAGCAGGGAAAACGGTGTATTTTATACGCAGTATTTCGACCCGGAAAAGTTCAACCCAAGCATTGACATGGTCGTTGTTGACCGCATGCGCGATAAGGTGTCTTTCGATGGCTATACTTGGCAGACCATCGATGAAGACCATTTATAAAACAATTAAAAATCAAAAATATTATGTTAAAAATTGAAGCAATAGGGAACATCGGAAGCGATGCAACCATAAAACAAATCAACGGTCGCGATGCATTGTCGTTTGCTATCGCGCATTCGGAACGCAGAAACGGCGAAGAATCAACAATTTGGGTCGACTGCTTGTATTTTACAAACAACCCGGATAGGTTGCAACCATACCTAACCAAAGGTAAAAGTATCCATGTGCGCGGCAATATGTCCGTATCGACATATACCACCCGCGATGGAATGGTCAGAATCAACATATCGTGTTATGTGTCAGAACTTGATTTTTGCGGCAATAATCCCAGCGCATCCCAGCAACAAGAGAACACGAGGACCGCTGCGTCGCCGACGCCACCGTCACCAACTTACTATCCGCCACAAACACAAGACGCGGCGCAAGGAAGTGACGATTTGCCGTTCTGACAATGAGATAAAAATTCTCAAAACCAAAACAAAAGCAATAAACAAATAACAAATAACAAAGAACAAGTAAGAAAGAATTTGGAATGTCACCAGAAAACGAATACAAGGTATATTTGAACCGTAAGAAGTACGATGTAATTATCGGCATCGACCCGGATGCGGACAAGTCAGGCATGGCGGTTCTTGACCGAACCGACAATAATTCCATGAACGCAACCGTCTTGCCGTTCCCGGAACTGTTGGCGAACATCGGCATGGTGTGCGGTCAATGCAGCCGAAGCGGACTGAAAATGTGCGTTGTGGTGGAAGCCGGGTGGATGGAAAAGAAGTCCAATTTCCACGGTGCGCAAGGTCGACGCGCTGAGCGCATCGCAAAGGATGTTGGGCGCAACCATGAAACCGGTCGGAAAATCATCGAAATGCTGGACTATCAAGGAATAGACAATATTGCCATGCATCCATTGCGAAAAATATGGCGAGGTCGTAATGGCAAAATAACACACAATGAAATTTTGTCCATCATTCCGGATTTCGGAAAAAAGTCAAACCAAGAAGAACGCGACGCCGCGTTGTTGGCATGGCATTTCGCTGAATTACCGATTGTTCTAAAATAGAAACAAAAATAATTTTATATGAATGGGTGTGTTATTATGACGCACCCTTTATTTATTTTTATTACATTTGCATGGTAACAATAAAAATGCATTTTAATGAAACCTATTAAATTCATCAAAAAGGTCGTTAATTATATCGTCAACCATTCGTTTACCGCGTTCATCGGCTTTTGTTTCGCCGTTCTAAACATCGGTTGTGTTGCTTATCTATTTTACGACGGTCGGACGCTTTTCGGCGTTGTGTCTGCCATCGTTTTCATGCTTTTCATGATCCCATTTGGATATGATTGTGTTAGTTATCTATCTGGCAAGAACACCGATAAAAACGAAAGCCGATGAAACCGGTTAACTTCAAAGAATCCAATAAAAGATTGGATGCACCAAAAGGCATGTCTAATTGCAGCGCGCTTGATGTGTTCAGCGATGGCATGAACTGCATATCGGCGTGGAAACCGTCAGTCATTGAGCGCATCAAGATTCTTTTCGGCGGCAAAGTATGGTTGGTCGTCTATTCCGGTCATACTCAACCGCCGGTATTCGTCACCGCAGATTATCCATTCGAAAAAACAAAGCAATGAAAAAAATTTTAGACTTCATCGCTGGCGTTCTATCGCAATCAGACAAGCGCAAACACTTGTTTGCCGGATTCGCCATATCATTTATAATCGGCGTCTTTTCGCCATGGCGCGGTGTTATTGCCGCTATTCTTGTCGGTGCGGCAAAAGAATGGTGGGATTCAAAAGGAAACGGAACGCCGGAACTGCTTGACTTCCTTTGCACCGTCGCCGGTGCTATCTTGGCATTGCCGGTATCATTGTTAATACATAATTTGATTTGGTGATGGCGAAGCTGATTGAAACAACCATCGATTCGCTTGTGCCGGATTCCAAAAATTTCAACAAAGGTACGGAATACGGCAATCGTTTGATAGAACAATCCTTGCGCGAATTTGGCGCAGGGCGTTCTATCTTGCTGGACAAGAACAACAATATTATTGCCGGGAACAAAACAACCGAGAATTGCGCCAATATCGGCTTGGAAAAGGTTATAATCGTTGAAACTGATGGCGATACGCTTGTGGCGGTCAAAAGAAAAGACATCGACATCCATACGCCGAAAGGGCGCGAAATGGCACTTGCTGACAACGCAACGACTGCCGCAAATCTTAAATGGGACGAACCGGTGATAATGGAAGTGGTTGAATTTCAGGACATTGATATTGAAAAATGGGGCGTTGAATTAGAAGCCGAATCCGGTGACAATGCCGATGAACATCAACACAAAAGAATATCGAATAACATCTTGGTGGAATGCGAATCGTCCGGAGAGCAAGAACAATTGTTCTACGAATTGCAAGGACGAGGTTATAAGGTTTCGTTAAAATAGGTTTAGTTTTTTCACAAAAATCAACTAAAAAAGGGAAAAATGGCAAGACGCACCAAATTGACCAAAAAAATATGGAATAGGATAGTGGAAATGGTTAGGTCAGACACATACACTATCACAGAAATTTGCGAACAGTGCGAAATCACAATGCGCACTTGGTATAATTGGCGCGAACGAAATGTAGATTTTGACCGCGCTATCGAGGAAGCAGAAGAAGCGCGCATGCAAGAGTTGGTTAAGATAGCTAAGAAGTCGTTGCGTCGCAAGGTCGAGGGATATGCGGTCGATGAATCAAGGGTGGTAACCATTCCATCTAACAAAAAGGATGCTAACGGCAAGCCGATACCGGTTATAAAGGAACAACGCAACACCCATCGGCATATCGAGCCGGACACGGCTGCTATCATATTCACTTTGACCAATGGCGACCCTAAGAATTGGCGCAACCGACAAACGAATGAAATTGTCGGCAAAGATGGAAAAGACCTTTTCAAAGACATGTCAGATGACGAGCTTGACAAGCGCATCAAAGAACTGGAATTAAAAATCAATACCGAATGACATGAAATCGATAAGGTTGGATTATTTGCGTATGCTGCAAGAGCGGTTGAAGCGGAAATCGCGGCAATCGTTGTTGCACTTTACGATGTCCACCATGCCGACATTCCAACCGGCACAATTTCATGTGCATTATTACAACGCGTTAACGCGCTTTGCGCATAAGGAAATAAAAAAGATGATGGTGTTCATGCCACCGCAGCACGGCAAAAGCGAGGGGTCGACGCGTAGGTTACCGCCGTTCATCCTCGGCAATGGCCCGGATACGCGCGTGGCGATAGTGTCATACAACACACTAAAAGCACGCAAATTCAACCGCGAAATTCAGCGCATAATCGACAATGCTGAATACCGCACCATATTTCCAGACACATATTTAAGCGAATCAAGCATATCGGGCGTAACCGGCGGCTGGTTGCGCAATATGGACGAATGCGAAATAGTTGGTCATCATGGCGGATTTAAGACTGTTGGCATCGGCGGTGCGTTAACCGGCGAATCGGTAGATGTGCTAATTATGGATGACTTGTATAAAGATGCCATGTCGGCATGGTCGCCGATAGTCCGGCAGTCTGTATATGATTGGTACAACACTGTTGCGGAAACGCGCTTGCACAACGATTCGCAGCAACTGATAGTCTTTACGCGTTGGCATGAAGACGATTTGGCTGGTCAATTATTGGTAGACCAAGGCGAATTTGACCCGATTGACAACCCGAATGGTTGGGTAGTTATCATTTACCGGGCAATCAAAGTTGGCGCGCCAACGGAATACGACAATCGACAAGACGGTGAACCTTTATGGAAAGAACGGCATTCGTTGGAAAAGTTGCAGTCCATCCGGGCGCGCAATCCGCAAGTGTTCGAATCTTTGTACCAACAAGACCCGAAGCCAGCCGAGGGGCTTATGTATAATATTGGTTTTCGGGAATATGAAGTCCGACCGCCGGCAAAACGAGTTATACGCAAATCATATATCGATACTGCTGACACCGGTGCTGACTATTTGTGTGCAATCGCGTATGACGAAACGGAAATCGCCAATTATATCGTCGATGTGATGTACACCCTTAAACCAATGGAATATACCGAGGTGGAAACCGCAAACTTCCTGACGCGGAATGGTGTCACCAAGTGCGTAGTAGAATCCAATAATGGCGGTCGAGGTTTTGCGCGAGCGGTCGAGCGGAATTGTCGCTTGATAGGCAATGATTATACGCAATTTCGATGGTTCACGCAGACCAAAAATAAGGATGTGCGGATATATAGCAATTCAGCCGCCGTGCAAAACCTAACATATATGCCGCAAGGATGGCGAAAATTCTTTCCCGAATTTGCCAAAGCCATTACCGGTTACCTTAAAGTCGGCAAGAATGACCATGATGACGCACCCGACGCGCTAACCGGCACAATTGAATGCCGCACCAAACGCAGTTCGTCCGGAAGCGTGGCAGACCTATTCGGATAATTTAATAAATCATACCATGAAAATCGTAGACATTTCAAAAGCAGTCAACGCGACAACAGAAAAGGATGTAATCTTTGAATTGAAGTCAAAGCGTCACATTCCACAACCGGATGTCGACCGGGCGCGTAAATCGCTTGACCCGAAATTGCATGACATCAACGACCACACGAAACGGAAAGACAAATGGGTCAAGGTCGATGTTGATAACCTTAATGACGATGGTAATGTTACCAATGTTACCAGTGGTGGCGAAAAAACGGCAATGCGCCAAGAGCCGGTCGCACGCGTTGCGCTGGCGTTGCAGCCGCTAATCATTGACCGCGCCGTATCCTTTTTATTCGGGAATCCGGTTCATTACAAGTCCAACGCGGCGAACGAAAAACAAAACGAAATAGCCAAAGCGTTCAAAAAGGTGCTGAACGGCGTTAAAATTAATTCGCTTGACCGGCGCATTGCGCGCACGATATTTGGATTTACCGAGTGTGCGGAATATTGGTATCCGGTCGGCAATGCAGATGGCGACAACCGTAATATATACGGATTTCCGTCACCTTTCAAATTGAAGTGTGCTATATGGTCGCCTGAATTTGGTGATACATTATATCCGTATTTCGATGCCACCGGTGACATGGTAGCGTTTTCGCGCGAATATACGCGCAGCGAGGATGCCGCCAAGGGTGTCACATACTTCGAAACATTCACTGACGAAGAACATTGCCTTTGGCGGTCGGGTGAAATGGTTGAGGGTTATCCCAAAAGAATAGCAATCGGCAAGATACCGGTAATATTCGGCTTTCAACGGCAAAGGGAAACGCAAAATGTCGATTCGTTGATTGACCGCTTAGAAACGCTGATGTCTAATTTCGCTGACACCAACGACTACCATGCAGCACCTAAAATATTCACAACCGGCGTAATAAACGGCTGGTCGAAAAAAGGTGAATCGGGTGCAGTTATAGAGGGCGAGGAGGGCGCAACGATGAATTATGTGTCTTGGCAGAGTGCGCCAGAATCAGTCAAGTTGGAAATCGAAACACTTTTAAGATTTGTGTATACCATTACCCAAACGCCTGATATATCTTTCGATTCCGTTAAAGGGCTGAATGTATCAGGAATCGCGCTGCAATTGATGTTTATGGACGCACACCTAAAAGTACATAACAAGCGCGAAATTTTTGATGATTATCTTCAAAGGCGCGCAAACATCATCAAGGCGTATTTGGGCGAAATGAATCAATCTTGGAAGTCGGAAATCGAATCGTTGGACATTATGCCGGAGATAACACCCTACATGCTGACATCAGATATTGATGAAATCAACAAGTGGTTGGCATCCAATGGCAACAAGCCGTTAATATCACATAAGGAATCGGTAATGCGTGCGGACTTGTCGCCAGACCCGGAAGCAGATTTTAAGCAAATCGAAAAAGAACAAGAACATGAAAATTACTTCGAAATGGGTGAACCGGTCGACGCTTAGTTAAAACAAGCCGTTTTTAGCGCATTTGCCGGTTGTGATGATAAAATCCCTATCCGAGCCGGTGAGCGCGCCAAGATTGGCAAAAACGCGCCATTCCGGGCAAAATAGAAATCAACCACAATGGCAAAGTCGGTAAAAAGTTCAAAAAGGAAAGTTGCGGTCTTTTCCATCCGAGGATGGGACGCAAAACACTATAAAATGACCGCGCAATATACCAAAGCAGTCGAGCGTATTATGGATGCGGCGACTGAACATATATTGTCAGTTGCAGCAAAAGGAGAAACCGACCCGGACAAAATGTTTTCTTTCGCTGATTCGCCAAAAGTGCAACGCCAAGTGAATGCCGCCATTGAAGACATGGTGTCCCAAATGCAAGTTACCATCGAAAAAGGGTCGCGGAAAGAGTGGTTGCAAGCATGCCAAAAAAGCGATGCATTCCTTGGGTCAATTATGGACACTTCGAAATTGTCCAAAAAGAGATTGTCGCAATTCCAAGATAAGAACTTGAATGCGCTTGCCGCGTTCCAATCGCGCAAGGTCAATGGAATGAATTTGTCGGAACGCATATGGAATTACGCTGACCAATACAAGGCACAAATGGAACTTGCAATTGATGTCGGACTTGGCAGCGGTCGGTCACCGGCGGAACTATCGCGCGATGTCCGTGCGAATCTTAAAGACCCGAACCGGTTATACCGGCGTGTCCGCGACAAGCATGGCAATCTTGTTTTGTCTAAGAATGCGCGCGCTTTTAATCCGGGGCAAGGTGTTTACCGGTCATCATATAAAAATGCAATGCGCTTAGCGCGGTCGGAAATCAATATGGCATACCGCGAAAGTGATTATTTACGATGGCAGCAACTTGATTTTGTGGTTGGCATTGAAGTGCATCGTTCCAACCATAAACCATTGTTCCAATGCGATTTGTGCGAGAAACTGAAAGGGCGTTATCCCAAAGATTTCAAATTCAAAGGATGGCATCCACAATGCATGTGCTATGCGACACCAATTCTATGCGATGACGACGAATTTGATGCAAAAGAACTATCCGACTTGAAATCCGCGCTTAATGGAACGGAATACAAAAAAATGTCGTCGAAGAACAAGGTAACCGATGTTCCTGATGGATTTAAGAATTGGGTGGATGCGAACATTGTCGCGTCTAAGAACTGGAAGTCGACGCCGTATTTCATTAAGGATAATTTCGTTGATGGCGCGTTGGCGAAAGGACTGAAATTGCAAATGGAACAAACGGCGGCAAGTAAAACACCAGTACCGGAAGTTCGTATTCCTTATGATGAATTAGATAATGAAGCGCGCCAAGAATGGCTGCAATTCAAATGGGATAATTTCCAGCTTGATTATTACTGGGAAAGCGCATGCAAAGATTATACAGTTGCCGGTATTGATGAATACGCCATTAAACTTAAAACGGCAATTAATAATGATGAATATTGGAAGATGAATGAGTTGCGTGCGGACTTCATTCGGTTGGACAATGCTTTACAAGCGGCAATTGCCGACGCAAAGGCAGAATGCGAAAGATTGATAGATATTTATGTGCAAAAAAGTGTTGACGCGGAAAAATGGATTGGCAGCAGTATGTTGAAAAACAGAATTCAAAATGCACATGATTATATATCAAGTCAGCAAGCAGAAAAGTACCCGAATTATTTTTCTTTGAAAAATTCTTTTACTACCGGATATATGTCATTCCCAAGACTACAAAAGGAAGTTGATGCCGCCAAAACGCTATATAACAACACTATTATAAGTGCAAAAGATACAATTGCCAAGTATGGAAAGGAAACCAGCGTGGCACAACTGGAACTTTTGATTAACGAAACAATGTCCGGAACAAGACCGGCGGTTGGCATCGCAGCTGACATAAACAAAACAATAAAAGAAGTTGAAAGGGCAGCGCGGGGCGTTGCAATCTTAACTGACCAATTGGAAAAAGACGGTGTTCAGTCCCAAAAGGTAACAATCTACAAAAAACAACCAACCGAAGAAGACTTGATTGACAAGGTTGGCGGTGGCGATATGACATCCGGTTCTTGTTCGTCGCTTGCTTTTGCATGGGCGGCGAACCGCGGGGGAATGCGCGTCTATGATTTCCGTGACGGACTTAGCCGCGAATTTTTTGCGAGCGATATAAATATAAGAAAGATTTGCGACGAGGTTGGTGGCGTTCAGGGCGTCATGACTGGCGTTCAAGCTATGAAAAAAACAGAAGTTGGCAAAGAATATTACCTTGCCATTGGAAAACACGCAGCTATTGTCCGGCAAGTTGCACCCAAAAAATACGAATATCTGGAATTACAATCTAATGTAGCGGGACAAAATGGTTGGCACGAATTAAATGCGTCAGTGTTTGCAGATAGGTTCAGTGCAAGAGGAAGTCAGTATGCAGAATTGATTGATATTGAATTGTTGTATAAAGCTAAGGGATATAAAGAATTAATGAGTTACATTAACACGAAAAAATCCGACCAAAACAAAGGTAAATCTGGGTCGATTAAATAAAAATGGCGAGTGTTACCCGCCTTTTTGCAACCTATCCTTAAAGAATTCAGCCCAAAATGGATTTTCTTTCACGAATATAGCACATTCCTTTTGGGACAATTTCCAAGGAAAATCAGCGAAAAGGTTATAAATCTTTTTCTTGTCGAAAGTGAACAAGTGTTCACCAATATTGCCACCATCAATCCACCACACCAAGTCCGTTTCATTTTTTTTGTAGAATTTGGTGGCGTAGGCTACTTCTTTGGTAATGATTTCCATTTTATTTAATGTTTAATTGCAAATTTATGAAAAAAGGACGAATTTTAGATGCGGCTTTTGTGTGTTTTGCGAACAATCGTACCTTGCCGTATTATGCATTTGTCATTTTCATAGGGGTGTTGCGGTGAAAGTCGGTAATCATATAACTTACGCAAATTCAGACCAATATCATCTGATGTCCAGTGGTCAAAGATAGCCGCCATCGACCCATAATAAAAATGGCGGTTGCCGTCATGGCACTTGATTTCGAGATGTGTAATAGAATTTGTTGTCATGTTTTTTTCCTAATTGTGCGCTGGTCGAATTGGAATATTTCAGCCGGTTCGTCATACGCAAGTTTTTTGATTTGCCGATATATGGCTTTGTTAAGCCGGCGAAATTTAGCGACGCATTCATGCGGATTCCAATTCGGAATTTTTTGCACTTTGTTATGCGCCGCATAAATGCCGCCGCAATGATTTGGTGTGAATTGTCCGAATGCCACAAGACGACCATCCCGGATGAAAGCGACTTCCTTGTGCGTGCCGTTAGGATGCATGCATGTGACGGTTGTGCAGCTATTGTAAAAGTCAGCAAGTTTTTTCGCGCTTGCGCGTTTTTTTTCCATGGCGGCAATGTAATTGGCGCGTATGGTGGGAATGTCAATTGGTTCATCGCCGATGGCAATGTCATAAGCCAAGACGCCGTCTTTGAAGAACTGGCATGCCAAGAAGATGTCATTTGGGTCAGTCAACTTATCGTGCAAGGATTGCAAGAATTCAGCATCGATGTCAAACCATTTGGAAAGACCATCGATGTCGGCATCCTTATCGTCCGGGTCGAACTTGAAACGCGGTTCATCGGGGATGCGGCACGAAAACTTAAATCTATTATTAAGACCGGGGTATACTCGGATAACTTGATAACCGGTTATCCTCGCGAATTCCGATGCGATAGTGTTGTAATGATTAAAACTATCAAAGGTCTTGTCAATGGTCAGAATCTTGAAAAATTGTTCTTTTCCTTTTGCCGGCATCGGCTCAATAACATATCCGGCTATAATTATTGTTTTCATTTTTCGGGAATTCGGAAATTGTTGGCATAATCGCGCAAGCCAGCATTGCGCAATATATTTTGTAGATGGTGGATGGATGTCACCGAAATAAGTTCATTTGTGTTAATCATAGCTTTTTTCTTTGTGTAACAATATATCTTGCATGTGGTGCAACAAGCATTGAATTTTCGGCACACCAAATGATTCGTGCGTCAATGATGTTTGCGGTCTTGTCCGTCAGCACCAATTCAAATCCGCGTTCCGTTACATTTTGCCGCAATATGTTAATTGAATTCGCGTCTACATTGAATTTGTCGCACTTTTCCGTCATCTTCTTGACACAAGATTCAAAATGGTTGGCAAATTTATTTTTCATCATAGCAAGATAGTTGACCTTATCCATATGCGCAGCAGCATCTATAAGGATTTTGAAAAGATTGCGTTTTTTGGCATTAAGAGCGGCGCAAATGCTTGAATGATTATAGAAAAACCATGAACGGCTTATGCGTCGGTATCTTTGAATCCATCTTGTCGCCTCATCTTTTCGGTCGTTGATATATTGATAATGCTTGTGCGACCAATCCATCATTTTATTCATCCATTCATGGCGAAAGTCTGCCATTGCGATATGAAGCGCGTTTTCCAGTTCAGTATTCCATTCGGTGTTTTGGGCGGCTAATTCGAATTTAGCGAGGTCAGCGCGCAACTGTTCAAAACGGCGGCATTCTTTGTCAAGTTTGTATTCGTTATCCTTTGCGGAAGCAAACGCGTTGGTTGCGGAATATGATTCCGACCAAGCAACATCGCCGGCGTTCAATAATGTAACATCAGCATGTCCGTAGCTTATTTCAACCTGAAAGTCCGCATCAGAAAGTGCAAGACCATATTTGGCGTTAATGCGTGCAAGGGCGTTTGCCGCGCGTTTGTTGTACATGTCAATGTTCTTTTTGAACTTGACAATGTTTTTTTTACATAATGAAATGGACTTTTGTATTTGTTTCGTAGTCATTGCATTAAAGATTTTCAATTCTATCGTTATAAAACTTCAAGTCCAAGTTGCGCAATTCTATCATTGCAGCATCCCATCGACCTTTAAGGGCAATGAATGTTTCGAACCATGTTGAATCAAGTTGTTCGTGTTTTTGTTTTTTGATACGGAAGCCAAGGTCGTCAGCAAGTGTGCGGATAGTGTTACGGATTGCCCGGAACAACTTGGCTCTTTCCTTGAAAAAATAGTTGTAGCCGCCATCTTTTTCAGCGGACAAAGCAATGTCGAGCTTGCACGATAACTCATTATATCGGATGAACATCGATTCGATGCGCTCTATTTTATTGATGATTCTTTTCATGATTTGGCGAATTACAAGTGCATAATTTCTGATTCCTCGCACACTATTGTGAACATTTCATGTTCATACACATCACCAACGCAAGCAAGGTCACACCAAGAAGATGCGTCAATTGCGATGTCAATGCCAACATAATCAAAGAGAAGCGCGAACATTTTTCGTTCGACATTATTGGATTCAACGGAAATGGGGAAATTAGCCCGACCGGTCTTTTTGTGTAGTGTAAAAACTATCATGATGTTGTTATTTTGGTAAATTTTAATCTGTGTGTTATTATAACGCACCACAAAGATATGTAATTGTTTTGATAATAGCAACACCAAAAAGCGAGGAATTTTGATAATAATACAATAATGTGCCATTCAGACGCGTATATCGATGTTTTTTTTAATTAAAAATTTTCGAACAAATTTTGGTATGTTACAATAAAACAATTAAATTTGCCTACAATGAAACATTGTTAAACACTTTAATACACATTTACCATGTACAAAATTTTGCTTGCATTACTTGTTGCCAAGTTTCAAGGCGTGCGCAAAGACGGCTTGGAAGCAATGGCGCGCGGTCTTGCGTTACATTGTAAGTCCGAGGATGACGCGAACACTCTTGTTGATGAATTAGACAAAGCGCAAGTCGATGAATTCGTCAAAGAATTTCGCGCCGGTGTGGACAAAGAGGTGTCCGAGGGAATTAAAACCAACGAAACCAAATTGCGTTCCAAGTACAATTTCGTTGACAAAACCGAACCCGGCGGTGATGGCAGCGATTACAAGGACGGCAAAGGGGGTGGGGGTGGCAACGACGATAACATTGCAGCACAAGTGAAAGCAGCAGTGGATGCGGCATTATTGCCACTAAAAACCCAGTTGGATTCGTTTTCCGCAGCAGAGGTTTCCAAGGCAAGATTGGCGACATTGAACGAAAAGTTGTCCGGATGCAAAGACGACGCATTCAAGGCGAAAGCATTGAAAGACTATGCGCGAATGTCTTTTGAATCAGACGATGCGTTCAATGAATACATCACCGAAACCGAAACAGACATCAACAATGCAAACCAGCGCGTTGCGAATGAAGCGTTGGGCGGTGGTGCATCACCGATGTTTGCCAATAGGGGCAATGACGGTGTGTCCAAAGCCGTTGCCGATTTCGTTGACGCACAGAAGCCGGACGCCAAAAATGTGCTAACCGGCAAGGAACTTTAACAAGAAATCTATTAAACTACAATCATGCTTACAATTAAACGCAAGAATGACAGTCGCTTTGTAAGGTGCATCGAACACAAAGTCGCCGATATTCGCGGTGGCGTTGGTGTGTCCGTTGCAAATCTTGGCGGTGTGGTACTGCATGAGGGTACACCGCTTTGCGTTGGTTCTAACGGTCTATATGATGTCGTTAAAACCGCAAAAGTGGTAACCGCGTACAGTTCGGGCACATCGCTTGATATTGCCAAGGGGTCGCATTTCAAGGCAAACGAATACATATCCGTTGCCGGTTCGCAGAATCTTGCAAAGATTTCATCAATCGACAAGTCTGACGCGTCTAAGGATGTTTTGACCCTTGACGCAGCATTAGGCGAGCCAATTGCCAAAAATGGTGTTATTGTCCTTGTGACCAAGGACACCATTACGCACACCGCAGTTGCATTTGGCGCGCATTCCACAACAACCGTCACCGAAATTAAGGTCGACAAAGGCAGCAATATCGCAGTCGGTGATTTCGTCGCCGGTGCAACTGATGCAGCCGACCCGATGACCGGCAAGGCGGTTGTCAACATCATTCGTGGCGAGGGCTACGATACCATAGTTGTCGGCGCACAAATCGGTAAAGCCATTGCCGACAATGAGGTTCTTACGACAGTTAAGGCGGCAAACGACAGTTCCGCAACGGAAACGAACATTCAGTCATACGACATACCGATATCGCAAGGCGATGCGGTTCTTGTCACTGGTGACACATACGATGTCGTTCCCGGCGAAAATCTTTATGTAAACGCTTGGTGTATCGGTGTTTTGACCGAGGATAAGGCACTTGTTGCCTTTAATTCCGCGATAAAGACCGCGCTCAAAGGTTTCGTGTTTGTTTAACCCTTAAAACATATTAATTATGCAAAAATCTTTAATGATAGGGTTGAATGAAAAAGATATGTCCGCAGTCATTCATTCGTATGACCTCAAAGACTATTACTATCCAACCCTTTTCCCGCTGAAAGAAACCAACTTCCTTACATGGAAGATGCTTGAAGCGCAATCGGGGCTTAAAATAGCCGCTGACCTTGTTGCACGCGGTGCAAATATTTCGCGCAAAACGCGTGAAGCCATCAGCCGCATACAAGGCGATATTCCCAAGATAGCAATATCTCGCATTAAGGACGAAGACGAATTGACGGAATACGACATCATGGTCGCTATGGCGTCTAATTCACCCGACCTTAAAGCACTTGTCGAATTCTGGGCAGAAGATACCAAGTTTTGTTGGGATGGCGTTGCCGCGCGTGCGGAATGGATAGCTTTGCAGCAAATTTCGCTTGGCAAGGTGACATTCACCAATTCCAACAACGCGTCTGTTGTAACCGAATATAATGTTGATTACCTTATTCCGTCAGCACAGAAAAAGGGCGTCAACACTTCTTACGCGTCCGGAACAAGCGGTAAGCCGTTTACCAAGGATATTCCGGCAGCAATTAATGTTGGCAAGACGCTTGGCGTTACATACAAATTCCTTTTCATGAATGTTGATACTTTCAATCAGTTCGCATCGCAAGAGGAAGTCGTAAAGAGGTGCGCAACCTATGTGCAGAACCAAACCAATTCAGCCGATGCGCCTGACCTTGAAACAATCAATGCTTACCTTTCGAAACGAAAGGAAACATTCAAGGGGCTGCAAATCGTTGTAATCGACCAAGACATCACCATCGAAAAAGCAGATGGTTCGCGCAACACCGGCAATCCGTTTGCCGACAATGTGATGATGTTCAGCGAAAGCAAGGTTTTGGGCAACACATTCTGGAAGCGACCAATCGACGCCAAGCCGTTGTTCGGTTCAGTCGCCGAAAAGGTAATGCATGGACATACGCTTATCAAGAAATATTCCGAGGAATCGCCGGTAATGGAAGTTACCGAGGGAATAGCAAATCTGTTCCCGGCTTGGAATCTTTCCGGGCGTTCCTTACTCATGCAGACCAACGCAACAAGCTGGAATCTTAACTAACGATTATCCCGATTCATGGCGGGTGTCCGCACCCGCCATTTAATCCAACAACGACATGACGAACGAGGAATATATCACTAAAATTTTATCTGGGCTGAATGTTACATCTGATGATGTAAGCATCATCCTTATAAAATCAGGATTGAACGGTTCGGCGCAACTTGACATTAACGCTTGCGACAATGCCATTTATAATCGCATGTCCGTCGTGCTTAAAGGCATGACGCAAAATGTTACCGAGGGCGGCTATTCCGTATCTTGGAACATGGATGCCGTTAAAGCGTTCTACAAGTCCTTATGCTACGAACTCGGCAAGCCGAATGTGTTGCGTCCGGTCATTCGTAACAAATCGAATATATGGTGAATCAATATCCACATTATTTGTTTGTTGCGAGTTCAGAGGGAGAAGCGACACAAAACGACGATGGCGAATGGGTTGTTCCGCCGTCATCGCGCGTCTTGGTCGGCGCATGTCGCGAAGAAACCAATGGTCGCGGTTCGCAAATTGCCGCCGCAGATGGCAAATATATCACTTTCCAATCATTGATTCAGTTGCCGGCGGGAACTAAGCCGGTTGCGGTCGGAACACCGGTAACTATTGCCGATGATGCCGAATGCAAGAGTGTCCGGGTAACCGGAACATGCATGAAATTCGATGTTGGACAACTGCATTGTCGGTTATGGCTATAACTTCCAATTTTAACGAATCCAAGTTGCGCGACCAATTGTCCGCATTTGTCGATGAAATTGAAAGAAAGCAAATCGAAAGGTTGCAGTTCTTGGGTGAAAAATGTGTCATCGAAGCGCGTACAAATCGCGGATATATGATGCAAACCGGTGCATTGTCATCGTCAACCGGCTACATGATTTTCAAAGATGGCGTTGCGTTGCACGGTGAATTTTCCGCTGCTGACGGTGCATCTGCCGATGGCGGTGCGCGAGGAACAACAAGGGGAAAACAAATTGCCGAACATGTGGGTTCGCAAACCAAAGGTATCTGCCTTGTAGTTGTCGCCGGGATGAATTACGCATTGCATGTCGAAACAAGAGGGTACAATGTTTTGGCATCGGCGGAAAAACTTGCAGCAGAGGAATTGCCGAAAATGTTGGAAAAATTAATCGGGAACATAAGGAGGGCAGCGGAATGATAACATCCTTTGACCTTAATACCATTCTTTATCGAATCTTGAATGTGTCGTCAATCAATGACATCATAACCGGTGGCGTATACATCGATGAACGACCAGAAGATTCAGATAACGAAGATATAACGATAAACACCTTGCCGGTGTCAATCGAAACTTGTCCGCAAACGGCTACATCTAATGTCAATATTCATGTGCCTAACAAAAACGGCAAGATAAAAGGTAAGGTTCAGAAGATAAAAGATAATCCGCGCTTAAAAAAAATAACCAGCTTGGTGCTAAAAGAATTACAAAGTGCGTCATTAGTAGGAATGAAGATTATACCGGTAATGATGTCAACCGTTGAAGAATCATCGATATGTCAACATTATACCAACATACGCATAGATTGGAACATACAAATTAATTAAAATTATATAACTATGGGCAAAATTACACTTGGTCTTTGCCAAATTAAGGTAGGCGACGCATCTACGACTGGCGCGATGCCCGCAACGCTTGCCAAAATCGGCAAAACATATAAAGACACCGCAAAGCTGAATCAGCCGGTAAGCGATGTCACTGAACATTTCGAAGAGGGTCAGGCAGCACCGGAAGTGCGAAAGAAATCGCGGAAAATGCCGGTATTGACATTTTCCATTATGGACGCAGATGCGGAATTGCTTGCTGCTTATATAGGCGGTACGGCAACCGCAGTTTCCGAGGGGTCGACCGAAAAGAAATGGGAATTCAACGGCGACGAAGTTGTCGCTAACAAAGCGGTGCAAGTCGAAGTGGAACAAGGTTACAATATCGAAATTCCAAATGCAGATATTGAAGCCGTCATCAACGCCGATTTTTCGGCAAAGGGTATTTTCCTTGTTGACTTTACCGTTACGCCATGCGCCGTCAGCAGCGGCAAAGCATTCCGCGCAATGCCTAAGCCGGTAAGCACCGGAGGAAGCGGAAGCGGAAGCGGAAGCTAAACAGTCATTTGTTTTTAATCGCGCCACGATTGCGACACAAAGTCGTGTCGTGGCGTTTTTTCTTAAACATTATGGCAATGGACAAAAAGAAACTATTGCAAGAAAAAGAAGAATTGAATCGGTTAATCCAAAACGGAATTCAGTTCGAAATCGAATGCCCGGTTATCCGCAAGAAGCGCGGTTTTTTGGGCATCCCGCGTAGGGAAATCAGTCTTGCTAAGCGGAAATTCAAAATTGAGGAAACAACCCTATCGACGCTTGACCGTATTGCCATGGAATCAGTAGAACTCGCAATTGACGAAAATGCAATTAAAAACGATAACGATTCCATCAGAACGGCACGCAGTCTTGCCATGAAGCATTCGCGGCGTATGGCGCGCATCATCGCAATTGCCGCGCTGGGTTCTGAATGGGAAAAGCCGAAAGTTTGCCGGGGCGGTATCATAAGATACGAAGAAGACACCAAGCGAATCAACGAATTGACGGATATGTTCGCACGCGCCATTAAGCCGTCCCAATTGAACCAATTATGTTTGGCGTTGAACGCCATGCACAATTTATCGGATTTTTTGAACTCTATTCGATTAGTCGCGACCGACCGAACAACGATGCCGATTCGGATAGAGGAAAATCGTATGGGTTGAATTCGCCACAAGGTCGCCGGGGTGCTATATGCGCGCATTTCGGGTGGACATACGATTATTTGACGCGCGGCATCGCTTGGGGGCTGGTGCAAAGGATGATGGTCGACGCACCGGGATATGATTATAATGCGGACGACAAAGACATTGATTTGACGAAAAATAAAGACACGGACAAGATTATTGATTTTATTAACAATATGATGTAATGGCAAATATAGATGGCGGTTCATTGTCTTTCAAGTCGGAATTGGACAATGAACAACTGAACGCAGCAATCGATGAAACATTGCGTCGCATCAAGGGGCTTTCCGACGGAACGGTTGCAGCCGGTGACAATGTAGATAGGACATTTGCCGGCATGTCGGCAGACATCCGCCAAACGCTTGCGCAAATTGGCGATGCGTGTGCCATGCATGAAGCTGAATTGGCTAAATTGGAAGCAAAATACGATGAACTTGGCAAGGCGTCTACCGAAGCACTTGTGCAAGGGCGTGATGATGTCCGCGACAAGATAGAAGAAGAACGCTATGCCATAGAGGGTGAAATCAGGACGCGACGAATGTTGCTGAAAGAATTGCAAAACAATTCCGACGAGTTGGAAAAGGCGGCATCAAGGATGGAGGGGGGAACGAATGCAGCCAATAAGTTCGGTGATGCAAGCACATCTATCCGGACCAAAATGCGTTTGATGCGCGAGGAACTCATCGCCATGGAAATGGCTGGTAAGCGCAATACAGATGAATATCGCGCATTGCGCGAGGAATTGGGACAATTGACAGACGCGTATGGCGACGCTACCGCGCAAGCAAATATCATGGCACATGACCAGCGCGGTATGCAAGGTATTATATCGGGTCTTACCGGTATATCCGGGGCAATATCTGCCGCTACCGGTGGCATGTCGCTTTTTGCCGATGAAAATGAAAACTTGCAAAAAGTGATGACCAAGGTGCAATCAGTTATGGCGATAACCATCGGTTTACAACAAGTTCAGCAAACTTTTGACAAGGATAGTGCGTTCCGCCTTGTTACCCTTGGCGGCTTAAAGGAATGGTGGGCATCGGTTGTCGCCAAATCAGGTGTTGCACTTGGCGCGGAAACCGCTGCAATAGCCGGTAACACCGCAACTACCGCGGCAAATGCGACCGCAACCACCGCAGCAGCAACCGCAACAACCGGATTTGCCGGCGCAATTCGCTTGGTTGGAACGGCAATCAAGTCAATTCCGGCAGTCGGATGGATACTTACTGCCATTTCCGCATTTATTGCCGGCATCCTTGCAATAACCAAGGAATCGCGTCAGGCGAAAAAGGCGGCAAGGGAATTAACCGAAGCAACCATTGACGGATGTTATAAAGCAATCGGTTCGGTAAGCCAGTTAGCGGTGGAATGGAACAAATTGGGTGATGATTTCAAGGCGAAAGAACAATTTATCGAATCTAATCGCAAGAAGTTCGACGAGCTGGGTGTTTCCATTGCCGGCGTGACCGACGCTGAAAATCTTTTGGTATCGAACAAGAATGCTTTTATAGATTCGGAAATCGCAAAAGCCAAAGCAATAGCAACACGCGCAACGGCACAAGAGAAAGTCAAAGAACTTCTAAAAAAGCAAGCGGAATACAATGCTATGCCTGACACCGTCTTGACATTTTCCGGCGGAACATCTTCGTCCGGGGCGGCAATGGGAACTTGGGTCGATGTGGCAAATACCGACAAAGCGGAAGCAAAGGATGCAATAGCAGAAATGAATGCCGAAATCACCCGCATGTTTACCGATGCGGCGAATTATGAACAAGAGGGGTGGGATGTCTTAAAGAATGCCGGCATCAAGGGCGCTAATGAATTTGCATCAGGCAGCGTTGGCGCAATTGAGCAAGCAATTTCAGCCAAGCAAGCAGCGTTGAGGAACGCCACAAGCGCGTCCGAATATAAGGCGATTGAATCAGACATCGAAAAATTGCAAAATCAATTGTCAGGCATCACCGGCGAGAAAAAAGGCGACAAAAAAGATGACCCATTCCTTAAAATGCTTGATGAACGAAAATCGGAATATACGCGGTTCTTGAAATGGATGAATTCCGGTGACGAAATTCTTGTGAAGTCAGCGAATAAAGAATTCGCCGGCTTGCTTGCCGAGGGTGCAAATTATATGGAATATTTGCAACGGCAAAGGGCGCAAATAATGAGCGTGGATGAATCGGAGCGTACCGCCGAGCAAGTCGCCAACCTTGCTAAGATAAATAATGCAATAGCCGAGGAAACCCGCAAGACGGTCATCGGATCGTTCAACAAGCAATTAAATGAACAGTTGAGCAATGCGAATTCGACATTGGAAATGCTTACAATTATTGCCGACAAACGCAAGGAACTTGCCGGTGACAATACTGACTTGGAAATCGCAAAGTCTGAATCTTTGGATGCGGCAGAAGAACGCGTCGAAGCGGAAATCAAAAAGGAACGCGAGGAAAAAGCCAAGGAACTTGCGCGCAAAAAGGAAGAAAACGCAAAGTTGTATTCCGACATGCTGGTGACATACGCGTCATTCGAGGAGAAGCGTGCCGCCATTAATAAGGAATATGACGACAAGATTGCGTTGGCGACAGAAAAGGGCAATACGGAATTAATCGAAAGATTGAATGATGCACGCGAAAAAGCGATGTCATCGGCAGCGATTGAAGCGATGCAAGAATCACCCGATTGGGAAGCCATGTTCGGCGACCTCGATGACTTGACAACCGCACAACTTCAAAAGATTTTGAGCCAGATAACCGGTGTAACCGGCTATATGGGTATAGAATTCGACCCGAAAGACCTTGAAGCGATAAAAGACCGCATCGAAGCCATTAAAAATGAAGTCGAAAAGCGCAATCCGTTCAAAGCGTTAGTTAATGCGGTCAAAGATTATTCCAAGGCGAGCGATGATGCAACCAAGAAATCCACATCCAGCGACATGATGTCGGCATTGTCCGGTTCGCTAAGTTTGATAGGCGAATCTTTTGATAAAGTCATCGGGTCGTTGTCAAAATTGGGCGTCGAAATGGACGAACAAGACGCACAACTAATGGATAGTATTTCCGGGGCGGTTTCCGGCGCGGCAAATCTTGCGATGGGAATTGCAACCGGCAATCCGCTTTCAATTATACAAGGTTCGATTGACCTTATTGTCAACGGCATTGACTTGTTTGATACGAAAACGCGCGAATCCGAACGCAGAATTAATGCGTACAAAAAAGAAGTTGTCGCCTTATCTGACGCATACAATGATTTGCAGTCGGCTATCGAAGATGCATTGGGTGGCGACATCTATGAATTACAAAAGAAGTCAATTGCAAATTTGGAACGCCAATTATATTTGACGCAGCAATTGGCGCAAGAAGAAAAGGGGCAGAAAAATTCCGATGAAGATGCGGTCGATGAATATAAAAGGCAAGGCGAGGAAATTAAAAAGCAAATCAATGACATTTACGACGATATTGCCGAAGATTTATTGCAGACCAGTGCTTTGTCATTCGCCGACAATCTTTCATCCGCATTGGTTGACGCTTTCCGTTCCGGTGAAGATGCCGCAAAATCTTTCGAATCGACCGTTAACGACATCTTGCGTAATATCATAATCAATCAACTTAAAAAAGGTTTCCTTGAAAAACAATTGCAAGGTGCGCTGGATTCGTTGCAGAACGATATGGGATATTGGGATGGCGATAAATTCGTTTTCGACGGTTTGACACCGGATGAAATCGGTGCGTTCAAGTCGCGCGTAAAAGATGCAACTTCCAATTTTACGGCGGCATACGAAATGTATTCCGATATGTTTGGCGATATATTTGGCGCGGATACCGATGTGGCATCATTGACCGGGGCAGTCAAGGGTGTGTCAGAAGAAACCGCCGGTATATTGTCTGGTCAAGCCAACGCAATTCGCATTAACCAAATTGACGGCAATGAAATTATGCGGAATCAATTGAATCAGCTCACCCAAATTGCGTTCAATACGGCGTATTTATCGCGTATATATGCGCTATTTCAAACGATGCAATCCGCATACAACAATGACTTGCGGTCGCAAGGTTTAGCAACATAAATTGTGATTATGAAAAAAAACCAATTGATTAGGGAACTTTCCAATGCTGGCATCGAGCTTGGCGCATGCATAGATGGAATTGCCGAACTTGACGTATCCGCATCAGACTGCAGAACACTTGCCGGCTTGTTTTTCAAAAACGCGCATTTTTGCCTGAATGCGGGCTTTCCCACCGCCGGATGGATAAATGACCATTTCGGTGAAGAAGCTGCCGAATACGGCATTTATTGTGGCGAAAATGGCAAAATTCAAAATGGTCGCAAGGTCGCCATCCTTGGCGATGCGGATGTGACCGCTGAATACAACGATTTTTCAGTTGGTAAAATATATGTAAAGAATAATTCGACGCTGAATGTCGATGTAACCGGCAACGCACGAATTTTTATAGACGCATTCGACAACTCTGTTGTAACTGTTTGCGCATCCGGGAACTCGCGCGTATATATCAACCAGTTCGGCAGCGCATTAATCAATATTGACCGGCGCGATGGCGCACAAGTGGTCAACAATGTAAAATCTGTAAACAAATATTAAAAAATGGCACTTGATTATATTATACACTTGCCGATGAACGAATCTGACAATTCGTCAAGGGCATATGATTATTCACCCAACCGAAACGACGGCATCGTGTCGGGCGGTGCGAATTTCGTGCTTGGCAAATCAGGCAAGGCAATAAATTTCACCGGTAACGGTGCGCGTTGCGATGTAGCCATGCAAAGCACACAATTCATTCTATCGTCGTCTTTCACATTTGCGGCATGGGTGTGCGCCAATCAATTATCCGTTGGTTCACCCACCAAGTTCATTGTTATGTTCGCTTTTGCTGGTGTGGAAAATTATCACAACTATGAAGTGAAAATCATTCCGGGTGCATGGTATCATATCGCTATGGTCCGCGATGGTTATTCATATATCATCTATGTCAATGGTGTTGCAATGCATACATTCACACATACCGGCACATTGACCGGTTTTTCAATCAATCAGGATTGTTATTCCGGCGACCTTGGTGTTGGTAAGGTGGATGAAGTTGTTGCGGTTCAGTCGGCATTGCCGGCTATTGAAATTCTTGGTCTAATGTCTACCGGCACAAAACAAGCATATACCATCGACGGTGTTGATTTTAAGGATTTCGGCGTTTTTGTTTCGGATTCCGACGGCATAATCGACCGTCCGAAAATAAAGACGCCGCGCGTCGATGTGTGGGACAATTACCACGGCGAAGTCGTAGATATGAACCATATCTATCTTGAACCGCGCGCAATTACATTGTCTTGCTTTATTAAAGCCGGCAACCGCGCTGAATTCCTCGACAAAGTATTTCGATTCGAACAAATGTTCGATTCTGCCGGCTTGCATCGCTTGATGATTGATGTCGGTGCTAAACCGCTGGTTTACAATGTATATTGTTCAGACACAATTGCCGTATCTAAAAAATGGAACGACGCGTTGATGGTAGGAACATTCAAACTAAAATTGACCGAGCCAGAACCGGTGAAGCGCGTTTTGAAGCACTATGTCACCGACAATGCCGGTACAGAAGTTTGCGCCGTTACAATTAAGTCAGCCAAATATCTGAACATATATTGGGGTGATGGAAGCGTGGATTATGATGTGTGCGGCGATTCGTCCACCGCGCAAACTATTGCGCACACTTATGCCGCAGTCGGCGAATATTACCCGGTAATAACCGGTTGTATTGACGAAATTGTATCATTCGACACAACTTCCATTATAGTATGGGACAAATTATAGTAACACGCAAGGATGGCGCGACCACATATCCGTTGATGTCGCGCCAATCCAACCGAACCATCACAAGAGCGACGCAGTCATTCCAGTTGCTTGGGCAAGACTTGGTCAAAATTTCCGTTGAATCAAGTGCGCCAATTGATTTTTGCATCGGCGATTATATCGTCGTGTTCGGACGCATGTACACACTTAACCGGTTGCCGGAACTAACGAAGAACGGTGCATCAAGTTACGCATATAATGCCGAATTCGAGGGGACGCCATACGAAATGATGCGTGCCATCTTTGAATTGTCAATCAATACGACAAGCAATGAATTGCAAGATGTCCAATCCGATTCGCTGACCGGGGATTTGCATCGGTTCGCAACGGTAGTTATAGCAAACCTTAACCGTGCCTTTCCAAACAAATGGATTTTGGGTACATGTCCCGAATCAGAAGCAAAAGACACCACATTGACATTCGGCGAAACCGACAATTGCTTATCAGTAGCACAAATGCTTTGTGATGAATTCAAGGTCGAAATGGACATTGAATATAGCGCAGATACAGATGTCCGCACACTGAATTTTATTGATAAGGTTGGAACTACCTTGGATATGTCATTCCAATATGGTCGCGGACGCGGGTTATATCAATTGACACGCAACAATGTTGATTCGTCGAATATTATAACACGACTGAAAGTATATGGTTCGACTGAAAATATCACATCTAAATATCGCGCTAACCGTCTATGTTTGCCGGGCAAAAGCAAGACGGAATCATACATAGAGAATGCGGACGCAATTAGCAATTACGGCTTGTACGAGGCATGCAAATACTTCGATGACATCAAACCGACTTTTCCGGGACAAGTTACGAATATCGATGAAGATAACGAACTGATATTCATCGATACCAATATGTTCGATTTGAATGCGAAAGATGATGATGGCAATACGCTATACTTATTGTCGGGAACGCCGGCTAAAATTCACTTCAATACCGGCAATCTCGCCGGGTATGAATTTGAAATTGCGAAATACGAACATGCGTCGCACCAATTCACCTTGAAAGCATACAAGGACGAACACGACCGCACATTTCCATCCGCATCATCTTTGGCATTCAAAGTGGCGACCGGCGACAAATATAAAATAATTGATGTAACATTGCCAGACGCGTACATCGCCATCGCCGAAACAAAACTTGCAACCGCCGGACAGACGCATTATGACGACAATTCGCAACCGCGCATTAAATACGGTCTTGCAATTTCGCGGTCATACCTTGAAAAATTATATCCCGACGAATCTGCAATTACAAATGTATTCGGTGTTGGCGATTATATCCGAATTGTTGACACAGAAATCGGTGTGGATAAATTGGTGCGTATACAGTCATTTGACCGCGATGTCATGAATCCGTATGTGTACACCCTTTCACTTTCCGATACGCATGAAAAATCGTTGGCGGCAACACTTGTCAGCAAAGACATCATTCATGATAAGGAAATATCGGTTGGAAAAATCAACAATATCAATTCAACGCGTCAGGGGTGGCGCGCCAACCGCGATATATTCGAAGCCACTTTCGATGATGACGGCAACTATTACACGGATAAAATTAAACCATTGTCCATCGATACAAAATACTTGTCGGTAGGCGCGAAAGCACAACAATTTCAGTTGATAAATGCAGTTTTATCGCCGAACCACAATGGCAATCCCTTATCATTTAGTGCATCTGCGTGTATTTTGGCGCATTATGCCATTGACGATACGCAAGTCAAAATGTGGAATATTGACGCACATTCCGCAAGTGTTATGGATAGCGGCTATTATTATTTGTACGCGGTATGCTTAAAAAACGGCAATACCGGTTCATTCTTATTGTCGCAATCGCAATATCGTGCCGATGATGACATGGATAATTATTATTTCATCGTTGGCATATTGCATGGTGTAGATACAACCACTAATACGCGTATGTTGTCATTGTCCTATGGGTTCAGCATGATTAATGGTCGCTTTATTACTACCGGCAGAATTCAGTCGTCAGACGGCAACACATATTTCGACCTTGATGATAGTGAAATTGGCGGGCGCATCGTGTTCACACGCGGAAGTCAGGAAGTAACCTTATCGGAACTTGGACAAGAATCGATGGAAACCAAAAATTACATCGACAATGATTTACCAGATGTATTGCAAGACATTTATGACCAGCTGGACGGACAAATTGAACAATTTTTCGAAACATACGACCCAACCTTATCTAATGCGCCGGCATCTACATGGACAACAACGGAACTGAAAGAAAGCCATCTTGGCGACTTGTTTTATAATACCACCACCGGCAAGGTGTTTCGATTCGTCAAGGAAGCTGGCGCATATAAATGGCAAGAATTATCGGATTCCGAGGTGGCGCAAGCGCTTGCACTTGCGAACGATGCATTGGCATTGGCGCAAACCAAAAGGCGCGTTTTTATCGCAACGCCAACAACGCCTTATGATGTCGGCGACCTATGGGTGGACGGAACTAATTTGCTGCGATGTGCGACCGCGCGTGCGTCTGGCACTTACACCGCATCCGATTGGGTGATACCGGTGATTTATGACAACACTAAGACGGTAATTGACGGCGGAGTTGTAACATCCGGAACAATTCAGCTGGCGGGTGACAATGACAATATCAAGGCGGGCATCACCGGCGAGGGGACAACCGAACAGTCGATTCGCCTTTGGGCGGGCGCAGCGTTTGGAAATCGCGCAAACGCACCTTTCCGTGTTGACCAGTCGGGTAAGGTGGTTGCAACGAATGCGGTCATTACCGGCGAGCTTAATGCCATCAGGGGCGTATTTACCAATGTGCGTATCGATGGTTCGAGCCGTTCGCCTTTCGTTGCTGCGGGTTCAACATTCGATGTCAATTATAATGACAATGTTGCGATGATTTCGTCCGGTGGCGGTTGGGCATGTTTGTATTCATTGCCATGGGATATAAGCCAATCGGGACGCATAATTCGAATTACTAATTACCGTTGGGGGGCACAGTATGCCGAGGGTTACGCATCGATAAATGCACCATCAGGCAAATATTTCTACGAAAATGGCATACAAGTTAACGAATTGAAGCTATCGCGCGAATGTGTTGAGTTGTTGGGATATGGAACATCATCGGAATTTTACGGCTGGATAGTCTTAAATCGCATTAACTTAATGACAATTAACCGCTATGGTCGCAGCGCGAAATTTCTTGCTATGGGTACAATTAACGGCACAAATTCAGATGTGTCATTCGGTTATGTTGTGTGTTATGACGGTACAAGGGCGTCATCGGGCAAATCGATGTCGATGATAGATGGAAATTTGGTAATCTATCGGGTTGATACCGGCAGATATAGATTGACCGTTCCGAACGGCTGGTTTGGTCAAATCAATCATATATTTGCAGTAGGAAATGGTGTTGGATATGTGTATGGGTCGACATCAGCACCGAACAAGGTGTCCATCAACATTGTTGATATACGAACTATTGAATTTATTTGTTCTGACGACGCAACGGTCAATGATGGTTCATTCAGCTTTATAATCGCGAACATGAACGACTGGTTTTAATTAGTGTTTTATAATAACACACTTTTTTATAACTTTGCAATAACTAAAAACAAAAATTATGGGACTTCTAATTGGCGTGGGTGCAGCGCAACCAACATTTCCTTACAACCATTATTACGGCGTTGAATTTGACATCACCGTATCCAACCCGAATTGCACGCGCGTTGGCAAGGCGGAATTGCACCAATCTTTGCCTTGTCACTCGAAATTGCGCCGCTGCTTGCAAAACGATAATGGTTCTGTAAATTATTATCTGCATTCCTCTGATTCCACTAAGCGCGACACCGGTTCGGCAGCAAAACTTGACGGAACGGACGGTCAAGTTATGGTTGAACTACCAGACATGCATGCGCGTTTTGAAACCGACGGCAACTTTAATCGCATTTTATTTTCGGAATACCCATTGCCGGGATTTCAGAAGTGGTCAAAGATGTATGGTTCTGCTTACGAAGCGACATTGAACCGCACCAACAATAAGTTGTCATCTGTTATGAATACAAGCGTTGATTATCGCGGCGGAAATAACAATGCGGAATGGGATGGAACTTATCGTTCATTGTTGGGCGTTCCGGCATCAAGCATAAGTTTGACCAATTTCCGCACATACGCACGCAATCGCGGTGAGGGATGGAATTGCCATACATATGAATTCCAAAAACGACTATATTGGCTATTCGTCGTTGAATATGCAACGCTTAATTCCCAAAAGGCATATAATCCCGAATTGGACGCCAATGGCTATCGTCAGGGCGGATTGGGCAATGGCGCAACAACCCTTGACGGCACAAAATGGTGTGATTTCAATTCGTATAATCCTTTTATACCTTGCGGATATACGAATTCGCTTGGCAACAATACCGGCGTCGTGACATTCACCATGCCGGAAGAATATGGCGAAAGCGGAAAGACAATTTCAGTTGCGTCGTATCGTGGCGTGGAAAATCCTTTTGGACATTTGCACCAAATTACTGATGGCATCAAATGCCTGATTCAATCAGACGCTGATGGCGGAAAGTCGCTTATTTATGTATGCGATGAGCCGGCGAATTATACATCATCCGGTATTGATAATTATCGTTTAATTGGCGAAATGGCGCGTGTTAACGGATATGTTAAAAAAATATGTTTTGGCGAAAACGGCGATATATTGCCAACTGAAACCGGTGGCAGTTCATCCATATATTATTGTGACTATTTTTATACCGATATTCCGAGTTCTGGTGTTGTTGAGCGCGCTTGTTTCTTTGGCGGTAATGCGACTGGGACGCAGGCGGGCTTTGTGTACTCGTTTTCGGCTTCTTCGTCGGCGTCTGCGCATGCGTATTACGGTTCTCGGCTTTGCTTTATGCCGTCGTAACGCGCGGGTCGTATGCCGTGAAATCGAATCAGCGTCACTTGTGACGCAAATCGAAAACACGGCATCCGAATGTACGGTTTGGAATTTTGATAATGTAATATGGTGGTGTTTTTTTGCAAGGCAATAAAGGGTTGTTCGGTGTTCGCGCTTGTTTCTTTGGCGGTAATGCGAATAATGGGACGCAAGCGGGCTTTGTGTACTCGAATTCGAATTCTTCGTCAGCGAATGCGCATGCGAATTACGGTTCTCAGCTATACTTGTGAAATTTATTGACGCGCCGAAAACCTTGCCGCTTGGCAAAAAACAACATTAGTAAAACGGCATTGGTAGTGCGACAATCAGCGTGAAGATGCCAAATATACACAAGCAAATTGAATGAAGCGAATTGGTAATTTGTTCGACAAGATTTGTTCGATTGATAACTTGAAAGTAGCGGATAAAAATGCACGAAAGGGAAAGTTGCGGTCATACGGCGTGCGCATGCACGACCAAAATCGCGGCGATAACATCCGTGCGTTGCATGTCAGCTTACTGAATGGAACATTCAAAACATCGCCATATTACATTTTTAAGATATACGAACCAAAAGAACGCATCATTTATCGGTTACCGTATTATCCGGACAGAATAGTGCATCATGCCATCATGAATATGCTTGAACCCATTTGGGTCGCGATGTTCACCAAAGACACATATTCATGCATTAAGAATCGCGGCATTCATGGGTGTGCGAAAGCGGTGCGCAAGTCGTTGCGCGTCGACCCTGATGGCACACGGTATTGTTTGAAACTGGACATCAAAAAGTTTTATCCATCGATTGACCATAAAATCTTAAAAGAGGTTATCCGCCGGAAAATCAAGGATGCAAGACTTTTGGCGTTACTGGATGAAATTATTGAATCGGTTGATGCCGGCGTTCCAATCGGCAATTATCTTTCACAATTCTTTGCCAATGTGTATCTGACCTATTTCGACCATTGGGTAAAAGAAGAATTGCGCGTCAAACATTATTTCCGTTATGCTGATGACATCGTTATTTTGTCGTCGAATAAGAAGCAGTTGCACATATGGTTTCGGCTAATTCGTGACTACCTATACAACAACCTTAAATTGTCGGTAAAAGACAATTGGCAAGTATTCCCGGTTGATGTGCGCGGAATCGACTTTGTCGGATATGTGTTCCGCCATAAATACACGCTATTACGAAAGTCCACCAAAAAGAATCTTTGTCGCCGGGTGGCAAAGATACGCCACATGAATGTGCATATTCCGCGCGCTAAATGGAAGCGATGGATTTCGCCATGGTGGGGCTGGTGTAAATACTGCAATTCCAAACATTTATTGACTAAACTTTTTAATTCAATCAATTATGACACTCACATCATTAGTAAATGCTCATTATGACCTTGCGCATGGCAAACCGACCATGTTCGAAAAAGATAATGACGGTTCAACGCTATATCGCATCAACATCGCCGCCGAATTCGACCCGGAAAATCCCGATGTTCAAATCGGCTGGCAATGCTATGAAATCCGTATTTGGGGGGAACTGACAAATCGGAACATCAAGCGCACTTTCTTTCGGTCGGTTATTGACGAATCGGCTGAATTTGCACTTATTAACGCATACAACGCAAGCGTTCTGAAAATCAAGGTGGACACCGCCGCCGTTGCCGAATATAAGCAGTATTTGCAATTCAAGGTGGATTTGGATGCGCGCGTTGCCGCCGACCTTAATGTATAATTACCAAAAAAACACCAACATGGGAATGCGAATTTGCGACTTGAAAATCCAACCGGATTTTATTGTCGGTCGTTCTATCGGCATCGATGAACTGTTCGACCGTCGAATTTTGGTGGAAAAAGTTATCATCGACAAATCAAACTTCGATGGCAAGAATTCATCCGGTTTGTGCATGCAAATGCAGATTTGCTTGGCAACTTTCAACACCGAACCGGATGCCGCCGGTGATTATTATGTTAAAGACAACGATGGTTGCCCGGTTGGTGAACGGCGTTCATGTTTCACTGGGTCGGACATTCTTATTGACACCATCAAACGCGCAGAAATCCGCGTGGCTGACATGAATAAGGAGAACGCCAAAAAAGGTTTGCCCGAACAATCGCTATTCCCGATTGATACAACTATTGTAAAGGTTGGAAAGTGTTTCCAATTCACTTGACCAATGAATGATTTTTTCCAGACCATAAGCGAGCGAGCCAACCAGCTTGTTTTTACTCTTTGGGGTGCGGTATGTGCATATCTGACGCCAATGTTGCCGTTTTCTATTATATGCACATTGCTGATTCTTGCTGACTGTTATACGGCATGGGAATTGTCGCGCCGCGTTAAAAAAAAGTATCCCGGACGCGCGGCGGGAAAATTCAAGTCGCAAGCTATGGGAAAAGTCTTTGTTTCGATGATAAAAGCATTCACCGCTATCATTCTTGCGTCACTTGTAGAAGATATAATTTTTGAGGGGTCGCCAGTTCGATTACCGAACATTGTTGCCGGCGCGATTTGTTTTTGGCAAGTATGGTCAATTCTCGAAAACGAATCATCTTGCAATGACGCCAAGTGGGCTAAAATTCTGCAAAAAATTATGATAGATAAAACCGAAAGGCATTTCGATATTGATTTGTCCGAACTCAAAGAAATATCCGGGCAAAAAGATGCGGAAATTGACGAAGAAGCCGCCAAACAAGGCGATTCGGACACATCGAAAGAAAAAACGAAGAAAGATACGACCAGCCATGAAAATCAAAGTTAAACGCCGCTATTTTGGCACGGAATACACTATCGGCACTATGTTTATCGATGGCATGCGATATTGCGATACGCTTGAACCGCCGAACCGCGATGTGAACAGAAACGGCAAGTTCGACAATGGAGAGAATAAAATATACGGCAAGACATGCATTCCATTTGGGACATACGACATTGTTTTACGATATTCGCCGCGATTCAAACGAATTTTACCGCGCTTAGTGAATGTTCCATCTTTTGACGGCATTCTTATCCATAGGGGCAACACCAAAAATGACACCGCCGGCTGCATCCTTGTAGGCGAAAACAAGGTGAAAGGAAAGGTCATCAATTCGACCGGGTACGAAATCGAACTTATAGCAAGATGCAAGGCGGCATTGTCCGCCGGTGAAACCATAACAATTGAAATTGCATGAAACGAATCATTATGCTTATTGCCTTGATGACATCATTAACATCATGCGGTTGCTTACGCAAGGCGGTTAAAACGCATCTTACAACGACGGATTCATTGCACGCTATGAAGACCGCCGATTATGTGTCCGGTTCTTTCATAGACACTACGAAGACCGACGCCAGCAAGATAACCATTGTTGAAATAGTGTTCTTTGAGCCGCCAAAGGATACCGGCGGTAAAGCTACAATAGTGATAGACGATGACGGCATCCGGGTAAATAACGCTGAAAATGTCAAGGAAGTAAAAAAAACCACCGTTGAATCTTCTTCAATCCACAAAGGCGAATCGCAGATAGAAAGTTCACTTTCGACGGCAATGGATTCAACAAATGTGTCACAAGATAAATATATTAAAGATGAAATGCCGGTTCAGCCGCCGAAAGGACAAAACATCAAATTGGTTTTGGGAATTGTGCTTGCCATCATTATTGCCGCCATCGTATTGATTGCAATAATAAAATTTTAGTTATCTTTGTGCCGATGTGAACATCATGATGTTTTATGATGTTATTTTGGTGGGCGCATTCGGGCAACCGGGTGCGCTCTTTCCAAAAAGCCAACAAAAGCAAAAAACGACCGAAAAATCAGTCGTTTCGTGTACAAAATCGTGTACATCTTGCTTAATCAATTGATAATCAAGTGAACTTGCGGAGGAAGAGGAATTCACAACCATCAGTTCATTCGGGGTCATATAGTGTCAAATTTCTGTAATTCGAGGACTATCCGCAAAAACCTGAACATCTGCAAGGTCATAAAGGTTCATACAGTGCCAATAAATCGTGTACAAAATCGTGTACATTATATCGTGTCGAACTTCTGCATTGATAACGATTTCAGTTCGTCAACGATTGCAATGTATGGTTTCATGGCATTGTACGATGAATGTCCAGTCCACTTCATGATGACATCCGCTGCAATTCCAAGTTGCAATGCAGTGACTACGAAAGTCCGGCGAGCGCAATGGGTTGTAAGCAATTGCCATTTCGGCACGGCGTCTTCGTAACGGACATTTCCTATATAATAAACGCAACGAATTGTGTCGTTGAATCCACACATGCGACCAATTGTTTTCAAATGTTCGTTCATTTTTTGATTGGATATGACCGGCAGTGCCATATCGTCGCGGAAATGAAATCCATTGTACTTATCAAGTATTGCACGCGCATGCGTATTCAATTCTATTATCAGCGCATCGGTTGTCTTTTGGGTTATGACACGAATGTGGTCTTCTTTGACATCCGACCGGCGCAACTTAGCAGCGTCGGAATACCGCAATCCGGTGTAACAACAAAAGACAAAAACATCGCGCACATGTTCCAACGCACTTTCCGTAGGTTCGAATATGTGGTTTTCGAGCGTTTGCAATTCATCAAGGTTCAAGTATATGATTTCCTTAGATGCATCAGAACCCTTGATTTTCGGGCGGAATGTTTCATGTACCATCCCGGAATAATAGCCATGGTTATGCGACCATCGGATGAACCATCTGACAAACGAAAGTTGCTTGGCGACGGTGGTGTTCCGCATGCCGGTGTTTGAAAAATGTTTCATCAGTTTGACAAGTGCCGCGTCATTAAGCTGGTCAAATGTCATTTTCGGGTGTGCCGCTTGGAAATGTTTTTTCAGCGTCTTGAATTTTGTTGTCGTTGCCTTTGTCCAATTGTTTTGCGCACCGACCTCGGTGATGAACTTATCAAATACCCGATAAAAATCGGTGGGCACATCCTTGACCGGTTTTTCCGTCTTGCGACCGATGGCGATATTGAACGCATCCTTGATTTCGTCCGGGGCGGGAATGCGCTTGTCAATCAGTTCATAGCGCGCGAATACATCATTCATGACGGAACGCCACTTGTCAATCATTGCATTGGTCGACGAAGCATGCACACACGATGCATTTGCATAACCTTTGGATGTATTCCATTCAGATTCGTCGATGGTTATTCCGGTTGGAAAGTCAATCGGTTTTTGTGCGCGTACTGTTACGCGCATACGGATTCCAAGACCTTTAATCTGACCGGAATGTCTACGATGTAATATAAATTTAATTGTGCGTCGAATCTGCATGATTTTGTGCCAAAATTTCCTAAAAGCGTGCTAAAATTTCCTAAAAGCGTTCCAAAATTGTGTATTTGCGTGCTAAAATTTCCTAAAATGGAAATTATTTGCGTACTGAACGCAGCATCTTTCCGCGTCCGAGAAGCAGCCATTCCGCATTAACATTAAGGTCGGAACACAATGCCGCCAGCGCATCAATGTCAATGGTTGTATAATGCTTTGCTTTTGCCGGGTCTTTCAAGCCGGTTCGGATGCGCGAATACTTGGTTCGGTTGAAGCCGTGTTCGTCACAAAATGTCTTGATTCCGCCATAACGACCAAGCTCAATGCCGGTGTCCAATGCCTGAAAGAATCTTTTTTGTATTTCCATTGCGGTATCACTCATTTTTTTCATCGTGCGCCGTTTTGAAGTCATTGGATAGTTGTGCCAGCAGACCGGCATCCACAAGGGCAAATTCGTTGCCTGATAGGAATGCCGTTTCAAGAGTTTCAAAAAGTTTTTTCGCCATAAATGGGTATAATTCCGGATGTCCGTAATAATCGGAAATGCGGATTTTTACTTGTGTGTTCATTTCGTTGTCAGATTGCTAATAATAGTTACAAGTTGTGTGATTTGTGATTGCGATTCTTGCAATGACTTTTCTTTGCTGGTCAGCAAGTCAACTAATCTATCGGCGTGAATTGTGCCGTTTACGGTAATAATATTATCGCCATTGATATTGTGTGGTTCACCGCCGCCATAAAACTTGCGTTCCGAAAGATTACGCAATAAAGCGCGTTTGGATTTAGGGATTGGACTGCCTGATTCCCAATTCTGTACCGTTCTGTAATGAACGCCAAGAGTTTCCGCGAATTTTTCTTGTGTTAATCCAAGTTTTTTCGAATTTCTTTTGGGTCTAAATCGTTGGTTTCCATAGTGTTAAAATTTTCAATTCAAAAAAATGCACAATTTTGTGTAAAAAATTTGCTTGTTTGCTCAATATTGTGTTAATTTGCATTATGTTTTATGCGATTTTACTTAATAGGTTGTATTGCTAAACAGACAAAGGTACAAAATTTAACAGTTAATCAAATCATTATGACAAAAAATCCAAAACAAATTGCGCATCCCGAATTCGCATTCAAGCGCGGGTATATGCAGGTGCAGCAAAAAGATGTTGCAACTGTACGCAAAAAAATCATGTCGGCACTCAATATTACGACCCGCGCGACATGGTTGAGCCGTCTGAATGGAAAGGTTGAACCGAAAATAACCGAAGTTGCCGCCATCAGTGGCATATTCGCAGATTACGGCATCACCGACATTTGGGGGGTCTAATTACACACAACCAAAAAACATCACATCATGAAAAAAGATTCATTCATTCTCAAAGCAATACGCGGAATAATTCTTTTTACGCTCTTGCTTATCACTATCATCGCTTTGTTCGGTGAACTTGACGACACCGGTTATTGGGGTCTTAAATTCCTTGCGCTAAAAGGTATCGGGCTGCTTGCCGGCTATATCGGTTATAAACTTTGGAATTATTGGTATTCGAAAAACCTACTTTTCGATTCTGACAAAAACACTTAATATGGAAATATCCGCAAATACGCGCATCATCGATTTGACAGTTGGCGAGCTTGTTGACATTATCAATAAAGCAACGCCGAAAGCCGTTCAGCCGCAGAAACCGACGAGGGTCTATGATTACGGCATTGCCGGTATCGCACGGACATTCAACTGTTCCGCATCTACCGCAAAGCGAATCAAGGCGTCCGGGAAATTTCGCGATGCCATCCGGCAAACCGGTCGGACAATTATTATAGATGTGGAAATGGCGCGCACTATGGCGGATAAAGAAACTAACCAAATAACATCACAACAAAATGAAACATGTAATTCTTAAATCTTTGACCCTTATCAATTTCAAGGGTGAAAAAAAACGCACCACTAACTTTAACGCAGACATAACGACCATATCTGGTGCGAACGGTCTGGGTAAAACGCGCCACATGGACGCATTCCTTTGGTTGCTTTTCGGCAAGGACAAGGAAAACCGCGCAGACTATGAGATTAAAACCAAAGGCGAGGATGGCGAAAGCATCCCGGAAATAGATGTCGTTGTCACCGGTATACTGACCGTTGGCGGCGAAACCATTGAGTTAACACGCAAGTTGGTCGAAAATTGGGTGACACCAAGGATGTCGAAAGAACGCGTGTTCAAGGGAAATGAAACGCGTTGTTTCTGGAACGGCGTTCCGGTTACAGTTACCGATTATAAAGAGCGCGTCAACAATATCATCGACGAAAATCTTTTCAAAATGGTTACGAATCCGATGTACTTTGCTACGATGGACTGGAAAGTTCAGCGCGAACAGTTGTTCGCTATGGCAGGTCGGGTCGACGATGCCGAAATTGCCGCGAATAACGCCGATTTCAGCGAACTATTAAAAAAGATGTCCGGCAAGTCGTTTGATGATTACAATGCCGAAATACGCGCAAACAAGACCAATTTGCGCAAGGAAATGAACGAGATTCAGCCGCGTATTGACCAGACCGAGAAAATGAAGCCGGAAGCACACGATTGGGCTGCATTGGAAAAGGAATTGAATGTATGCAATGATAATATAGCTAAAATCGATTCCAAAATTGCCAAACTTAATCGCGCCATCAACGACCGCGTTGCCGCCGCTAACGCAAAATTTGAAGAAACAAAGCAAATGCGACGCGATATAATGAATTATGCGGTGCAGATGGAATCGGTGGTCAACGATGCGGTTCTCGCTGAAAAAAAGCGTGTCCAAAAAATAAATGTCGATGTTGTCAATATGGAAAATACCATTGAACAACTTATCGAAAATAACGAGTTTCGCAATAACACCATCGCGTCATATTCGTTGCGTATATCCAATAATGGCGAAATTATCGCCGAAGAAGAAAAAAAACGCAATGAGTTGCGCACAAAATGGTATGAAGTCAACCAGTCTGTATATGACGAAGTAAAAGACAAGTGCCCGACATGCCATCAGCCGATGCCGGAAAGTTCACGCGATGAATTTCGTGCAAGGTTTGCGGAAGCTAAGCATGCAAAGTTGGAAAGCATCACCAATGCCGGCAAGAGCGTTGCCGAAAATATCGACAATTTGCGCGATGAAAATACATCGCTTGAAAATCGAATTTCTACTTTGCAAAAAGAAATTGATGACGCGCTAACTTCCATTGCAGAATTAAAATCGAATGTTGAAAAATATAAAGTGCATGAAGATGAGATTATCCCGGAAAACCTACCGGAATGGGTTGAGTTGAAAGGTATGCACGACAAATTATCTGCCCAACTTACAGATGCGGAAAAGACCGGCATCGTAGACGCCAAGACCGATGACAATTCATCAGAAATCAACAAATTGAATACAGATAAGGCAAAATTAGTGCAAGAGCGCGACGATTTGATCGCCGCACTCAACCATCGCGCAATGATAGATAAAGCGGATGCGGAAATCGCAAAATTAAACGAACAAGGACGAATGCTTGCGCAACAAATAGCAGATGTCGAGCGCGACGAATACATCATCGGACAATTCACCAAAGCAAAGGTTGATTTGGTTGAATCGCGAGTTGCGGGACTTTTCAAGCATGTTAAATTCAGGATGTTCAATTATACAATTGATGGAAATGCAATCGAAACATGCGTTGCAATGGTCAATGGCGTTCCTTTTCCGACCGTAAATTCCGCAATGCAAATCAATGCCGGTCTTGATATTATAAATGCGCTATGCGATTATTATGATGTCACCGCACCGATTTTTATTGACAATAGGGAATCCGTCAA